ATGCGAAGAAGCGAAACGTAGTGAAAGCGGATGAGCCGAATGCCGAACCAAAGGCCGAAGGTGCTAAGATTTCGGACGCGCGCAGCGCGGTCGAGCTCTAGATTTTTTTTTAAAAAAATCTCTGCATTAATAATATACTTGATATATTAATGCTAGTTGACACAACTTGTTGTATCAACTCTCTAAAAAAAGTATTATACTTGCATAAAATTTAAAAATATGTCTTGGTTATCTAACGCATGGAATGCATCTAAAAATTGGGTCGGTGATCGTTGGAACGAACTCACTGGCCAGGCTCAAACCGAGCAAGTAAATACGCAAAATGTGCAAATGGCTGAAACAGCCTACAATCGCGATCTTGAGATGTGGAATCGCGCTAACGCATACAATGCACCCTCTGCACAAATGGAACGCCTTCACGCAGGCGGTCTAAATCCTAATCTTATCTATGGTACTGGCTCTTCTGCTGCCGTTGGCAATAGCGGTCAGATGCCTAAGTACAATGCTCCTCAAATGCAACGTGCCCCAAATATTGATTATCTGGGAATGACAGCATCAATCCTCAACATGTTTACGAACTTCAAGCAACGCGATGCCCAAACTGACCTGGCACGCGAACAGGCTCGTAAAACTATCCAGGAAACCACTCTTGTACCTGAAAAACGGTCCATACTCCGACAGGAAGTACAACGCGGTGGAATACGTACTAACATACTCCAAAACCAACAGGATCAATCACAGTTCCTGGTAGATAATCAACAACAGGTTTTGGATGCAAACCTTGAAAACCTCCGTAAGCGTACGGACTCTATTATCCAGGATGTCAGATGGAAAACTGACACTTACGATCTTCGAAGAAAAATGCAACAGATCGACTACGAGATTAAAGACTGGATGAACAAATTCAAAGCAGCCAACTTGGCTGCTGGTCTTCTTGGACGAATTATACCTTAAAACATGAAAAAGGAAAAAATTGCGACTGCCTTAAAATGGCTTATACGTGTCGCTACTCTCGTACTTTCTTACCTTGGTGCTAACTCTTAAAAACAAAAAAATGAGACGCAGATCTTTTTCTCGTGGTCGAAGAGGCCACAAACAGCAACGCAGTATTTACGTTGGTCGCGGAGGTATCCGCCTCTAGCATGGAATGCCTAAGCCCTCTATCAATTCCCCGTGTGGATGGTAGGGGGAATGGCGATCGTATATTAGTTCCTTGCGGTAAATGTATGGCTTGCCTGCAAACAAAACGAAACCATTGGACGTTTAGGCTCACACAGGAGCTTAATGCGTCCAATAGTGCGTATTTCGTAACACTTACGTACGATGATGACCATCTTCCTGCTATTGGTTTTTCTAAAAGGGATGTCCAGCTTTTTATTAAAAAGCTACGTAAGGACTCCCAGGGGAAAATCAGGTATTACCTGGTGGCTGAATACGGTGATCAAACTTTTCGTGCTCACTATCATGCTATCATGTTTAATATACATGATGACAAAATGACGGCTTCCAGGATGATCCTGGATAATTGGCAAAACGGTCAGATCCTTGTGGGATCGTGTACCCCCGCATCAATTCACTACGTGACAAAATATGTTATAACCAAATCTTACGCCTGGTATATGTCCGATGATGAGGAATTGAATGCACTTCTTAAACCTTTCGCACTTATGTCAAAGGGAATCGGAAGATCCTATGTTGAAAAAACCCGATCATATCATGACGGGAAGATTGAACATGCTAAAACCGTCTCTCCTGACGGTATCCCTGGATCACTACCGCGTTATTATGCTGAAAAGCTATATAGCAAGGCAGAAAGGGAACAAATAGCCGAAAACAGCCTTAAAATGCGTCAAAATCAAAAAGCCCTGGAAACAAGCCAGGACTTTGTTGATCGTCAAAACGCAAAGGATTACTATGTATCTCAAACATTGAAAAAAACAAAATCAAAAATCATTTAAGATGGCAAGTATTTTTGACAGGGTTCGGGCAAACCGTCCCAAATCATCGGTATTTGATCTTTCCCAGGAAAGGAAACTTTCCTGTAATTTTGGAAAGCTCGTTCCGATATATGTCCAGGATGTTATTCCTGGTGACAAGTTTCGGGTGAATACCGAAATCATGATGCGATTAGCACCGCTAACCGCTCCAGTCATGCATCGGGTGAATGTGTTCACTCACTTCTTTTTTGTTCCAAACCGTTTGGTTTGGTCAGGATGGGAGGACTTTATCACAGGCGGAAGGCTAGGTCTGGATGCTTCCGTACCTCCACAATTGACGTTTCCTGATCTCTCAAATCAATGTCCAGTTCATGGTGACCTGGCTGATTTTCTTGGCTGTCCTTCGTGGGATACGCAAGATCTTCCGAATGAAGGATCTATGACGATTTCTGAACTTCCTTTCCGTGCGTATAATCTGATTTACAACGAGTATTATCGTGATCAGAATCTTTCTGCACCTGTAGAAATCTATAAAGGAACTTCTGGTAACAGAAATGTAACCTCGCAAATTACATTGGATCTGCTGTCACTTCGTGACCGTTGTTGGGAACGTGATTATTTCACGTCTGCTCTTCCTTGGACACAACGTGGTAACCCTGTTACCATACCTATGGGAACTTCAGCACCTGTATCATTGATAACGGATCAAAATGCTTTTGCAGCTATGAAAATTCAGGATTACCAAAGGGATCCTGGAAATCTTGATATGACTGAAACCAATTCAGTGGGAAATCTTGCAGGTAATTCAGATCTAGTGCAGCGTAATCCGGCTGGAGGTAAATTCACAGATCTTGTTATAGATCCGAATGGACAGCTTGAAGCGGATCTTTCACAAGCTACAGCATCAACGATCAATGACCTACGTGCTGCTTTCCAACTACAAAAATGGTTGGAAAGAAACGCAAGGGCTGGTTCCAGGTATGTGGAACAGATACTTGCTCACTTTGGTGTCGTTTCATCAGATGCCAGGTTACAACGCCCCGAATATCTTGGCGGTGGAAAATCACCTGTAGTGATTTCAGAAGTTCTTCAAACTTCGCAAACCTCGGAGGATTCTGCTCAAGGAACAATGGCAGGTCATGGGATCTCAGTGCAAAACTCTCATTCGTTCTCGAAGAAATTCGAGGAACATGGATACATTATAGGTATTATGTCGGTATTGCCTCGTACGGCATATCAGCAGGGTATTCCTCGTCATTTGACCAGGACTGACAAATTGGACTATTTTTGGCCAGAATTTGCTAACCTGGGTGAACAGGAAGTAAAAAACAAGGAATTGTTTTTTGATCCTATGGATCTGACTGCAAATGAGGAAACCTTCGGTTATCAATCCAGGTATGCCGAATATCGCTATTGTCCTTCAACCGTTCATGGTGATTTTAAAAACACCTTGGCGTTTTGGCACATGGGACGGATCTTTGATGCCAAACCTGAACTTAATGCCACTTTTGTCGCTACTGATCGGGAAACTACTGACCGCGCTTTCGCGGTTGAAACTGGTGATCACTTGTGGGTACAATTGTACAACAATGTCCAGGCTATTCGTCCAGTCCCTAAAATGGGTGAACCTGGCTTTATTGATCATTGATCATGGAAGCACTTTTAAAAGCCTTCAGATGCTTACAACGAAATCACTTCTTGAAAAAGAACAAGACTTTCAAGCGGAAAACTCTTGCAGAACTCTTGGGAGCAGACTTGCGACCCCTAAAATAAAATCTTCAGAGGAGGCACTAAATGTGCCTCCTTTAACACATGAGGCGGTAACGCCGAATGTAGAACCCGAAGGGCGCGGGTGTCCCCCGCGTTCTTATATTCAAACAACACTATTCTAAAACCAAATCTCTATGCTCTTCAAATCAAATTATAACGCGCACCTCTTCCCTCTGAAATGTGCCGTAAACACACTCCCTAGCCAGTGTGTCCCTGGAATGGCTATGACCATTTCCGAAATCATGCGCAAATTCGCCTCTGGCGTTGCGCCTCAAATCTCACAACCCACGTTCTATGACGGGTTGGAAAACTTCGACGCAGTGGATGCCACTCTGGATCCCTCGTTCGACCTAGCGGACGCGACTCTGCTCTCTTCCGAAATCGAAGCCCGCAAGGCCGAAAGGGAGGCTAATGCGAAGAAGCGAAACGTAGTGAAAGCGGATGAGCCGAATGCCGAACCAAAGGCCGAAGGTGCTAAGATTTCGGACGCGCGCAGCGCGGTCGAGCTCTAGATTTTTTTTTAAAAAAATCT